AGGGAAACCGGCGCGTGATACGACTCGGCGACTGACACCCTTTTCCTTGCGTGCAGTACCATGGAAACCAGTGACCTTGACATAAGGAATGGCCATGTCTCAAGTCTTCTCGCAGCCAGCAATGGACACCCCGGCGTTATCGCCCGGCTGGACCGTGCAGAATTCGGCGACGGGTTCCAACCAGAGCCTGACCGCCTCCTCGGGGGCCGGTGTGAATACCGGCACCTCGATCGGGTACGTTTCCGAAGCCGCGCCCGCGTCCATTCCCACGGACGGCACCGCGACGAACGCGCAGATGGCGACCGCGATCATGGGCGTCATCAACGCCCTGAAGACCGGCGGGCCGCTGCACTGATGGCTACCGACATCGCGAACGGAAACCTTAGCGGCGGTGCCGCTACGGTCACCTTCGCCGTCCGGTACAACGTCATCGAGATCAAGAACCTCGACACGACCAACCCGATGTTCGCCACCACTAACGGCAATGTCCCCACGAGTTCCCCGGGACCGGACGAGTACCTCATCGGCCCCGGCGAGCGCGTCTCGATCCCGAATACGGGCCCGCTGTGGTACCAGGGATTCTCCGGCAGCACGCCCGGCACTACGGTAAAGCTCGCCGGGACGGGCACCGCCGAGTACGAAGTCGTCGGAGCAGGGTAAGGAAAGCAGGAAAAGAAATGGCTGACCGCGAGTTATCGTCCCCGTTAGGGCCGGTCATCAACCCGCCCGAGCGGCTGCCCACCAGCTGGGAAGCGAAGGTCGCCCCCAACGCCCCCGGCGGGCGCGGGCCGCTGCGGTTCGAGGAGGGCATCGCCACCGACACCGACGTCCCGGACGAGTTCATGAACGGTATCCGGCAGGGCTACATCACCGCCCCCGGCCGCCCGAACCACAACGCGAACGTCTACGAGAAGTCCCCCGAGGAGACCATCCGCGAGCGGGCCCACATGGGCTCGGCCGCCTGGACCTCCGCCCCGACCATGCTCGGCGCCTTCGCCGAGGGCGCGGGCCCCGAGGCCGAGGGCAAGTTCGTCGAGGTCGACCGCTCCGGCGGCCGGTACAACCGGATCAACCCGGCCTGCGTCCAGGACTGACCCCGTGGCCGCGCGGGATCACCTGTCCCCGGATCAGTTCGGCGGCCGGTTCGACCCGGAGGCAGCCGACTACTCGGGCACGGCGTACGCGTACAAGGCCGGGGGAAAGCAGCTCGGCGCACGTGCGGCCAGTTCGCTCGGCCAGTTCCACGCGCACGACGTCAGCCTGCGGCTGCCCACCGGGTCCACCACCGACCACGAGGCCCGGTGGGCCAGCGGCGGGAAGTTCGCCGAGCCGCTGAAGAGCTTCAGCCCCAACACGAACCAGTACCCGAATTAGGAGACGGCAGTGAGCAGGATCGAGAAGGCGCGGGACGCGGTGATCCCGGGCTGCTTCGGCACTGCATTCATCTGCTTCATCTTGTCCGCGCTGTACCGCATGGACACCGTGTTCCCGCACAGCGTGAACCTGACGTGGGTCGCGTCCCTCGGCCTGGCACTCATGTCGCTGGGCATGCTGGCGGTCTACGGGAAAAGGCAGCGGTGGGAGTTCTGGACCCGGAGCGTCTTAGACGATGGACGTCAACGACCGCAGGGCTAACGCGAGGCCATCGGAAGAGGACTACCAGACGCCTCTTTCCCGGCGCGCCCTGACCGAGGCCAACCGGCTATTCCGAGAAAATGGCGTCCAGGCTGTCGTTGGTAAAGATTCCCGGGCCGCTGATAGGATCGTGAAAAGAACGGTCAAGGAGCGTTTCAACGGTCGCCGGAAAGGCGCCGGGGACTTTTCCTCGGTCGGAGAATACCTCGACTACCTGAACGGGCTCGCCGGATGACGTGGCACGAGATCATCTCCCGGTTCTTATACCGGGACTTTTACGTCCCGGTCTGGCCCAACATAGTCGCCAGCGTCATCGCAGCTATCGCTGTATTCGTCCGGCTGCACATTCAGGAACTCCGCCAGCGGGCCCGGCACCGGGAACTCATCCAGGTGCACAGCGCGATGCTGGTGTCCCACCGGGCGCTGCACGACAAGATCGACGCCCTGATCCTGCTGAAGGGCACGGCCGATGGCGATTGACTTCCCCAGCGCGTCCATGCGGGCCTCCGGCGGCGACCTCGCCATCCAGGTATCCCCCCTCGGCCTGATCGACATCTCCGACGAGGAGTTCGAGGTCCACGGCCCCCGCATCACCCGGTACGCCAACGCGTGGGCCTGGTACCTCGGGCACCAGTGGATGTACCGCAAGCAGGCGGGCGAGTCCCAGCTGACGTTCAACTTCGTCAAGGGACTGTCGGACTTCATCACGAACTTCACCTTCTCCAAGGGCGTCACCTTCAAGGTCGGCAAGATGTTCCAGCACATCGTGCCCGCCCTGCTGGACCGCGTCTTCGACACCGATAACAACCGCCAGCAGTTCTTATGGGCCATGGGCCAGCAGGGCGGCGTCTCCGGCGACGTCTTCGTCAAGGTCGCCTACGCCCCCGCCGGGACCGAGGCCGCCAGCCCCGTGACCGGCGCCGGGCGCGTCATGCTGATCGTCCTGCAGCCATCCCACTGCTTCCCCGAATGGCACCCCCACATTCCCGGGAAGATGGTCCGGTTCAAGCTCAAGTACAAATTCTGGACCACCGAGGAAGACGGCACCCGCCGCGTCAAGACCTACGTCGAGGAAATCACCGACGAATGGATCCGCGAGTGGGTCGATGACCAGCTGATCCGGGAGAACGAGAACCCGCTCGGCCGCATCCCGGTCGTGCACATCGCCAATACTCCTGTCAACGGATCCCCCTGGGGCCTGTCCGATATCGAGGGCGTCATCCCGCTGAACCGCGAGTACAACGAGAAGGCCACGGAAATCAGCGAGATCATCAACTACCACGTCGCCCCGGTCACCGTCGTCACCGGGGGGAAGCCCCCGAACCTGGAGAAGGGCCCCGCCAAGATCTGGGGCATCATGAACCCCGAGGCGAAGGTCTTCAACCTCGAGGGCGGAGCCGCCGGGCTCGGCCCGGCCCTGGAGTACCTCGAGGTGCTCCGCATGCGGATGCACGAGTGCGGCCACGTCCCGGCCGACGCGCTCGGCCAGGAGCAGGCGATCAGCAACACCAGCGGGGTCGCGCTGGCGATCCAGTTCATGCCGACGATGATGTGGTACAACCTCAAGAAGGTCCAGTACACCGTCGGCCTCAAGGAGATCTCCCAGCTCGCCCTGCAGACCCTGTTCCTGTACGAGCCGGAGACCCTCGCCTACAACCCCGGCACCGACGGCGTCCTGGACGAGCGTCTCGGCCAGCCCCCGATCCTCGATCCCACGGACCCGGCCGTCTACGACATCGACATATCCTGGCCCGCCCCGCTCCCGGTCGACGTCATCATCAAGCTCGACGAGATCGCCCGGAAGATGGAACTCAACCTCGAGTCCCGGCGGGGCGCCCTCCAGGATCTCAACGAGGAATTCCCCGACGAGAAGATGCTCGAACTCGAAGAGGAAATCCGCGCCGACGACATGCTCAAGGCGTCCCGGGCGGTATTCCAGGCCCAGGTATCAGCGGCCATCATGGCGCTCACCGGGGTCATCCCGCCGGAAATGGGCGAGCCCGTACCGGCCGAGCCCCCCGAGCCTGGCAGCAATTCGCACAATGCTGACGCGCCGCAGCAGGTAACCGCGCGGCAGCCCGCATTGCCGGACGGCATCAGTGTCATGTCCCGGGAACTGATCAGCGAGATAGTAACAAATGCGTGGTCGCCCCGCGTACCCTTGAGGCGTCAGATAGACAAGAACGACAACCAGTAAACCATACGGGGCTTATCCGGAAAACCATCAGCGTGAGGATACGAGACATGTTCAATCCCAGCAATATTCCCGGTGCTATCATCGGCTACCGGAAGAACGGCACCCCGATCCGGCTTATCGCCGGAGGAGACGAGACCGCGCCCTTACCGGTCACCGTCCCGCCCCCGGCCGACCCGCCGCAGTTATTCACCCGCGAGCAGCTCCTCGCCGAGATCGAGAAGGCCCGCAGCGCCGAAAAAGACAAGCTCTACGGCCAGATCGAGAACCTCAAGAACAGCTTCCAGCAGACCCAGGAACAGCTCCAGACCCTGGCCGCCGAGCGCGAGGAACGCCTCGCCGCCGAGAAGGCCGAACGGGACCGGATCGCCGCCGAGCAGCAGGCCGCCGAGCAGGATAAGCTCACCCTGAAGCAGCGGTTCGAGCAGTCCGAGGCCGAGTGGGCCCGGCGATTCGAGGAGACCGAGACCCGGTTCCAGTCCGAGCTGGCCAGGCGGGACGCCATCCTGGAAAAGGAACGCCAGTTCGCCGAACTCGCCGAGTACAAGGCCAGCCGCATCGCCGCGCTTTCCGAGC